CTGTATAAGTCCCATGCTGGGGCGCTTGTCAGGGCTTTGCGGAAGTCGGACCGCTGTTCGGCTGTGAAGGAATAGCTTGTCATTATGGTATATCCTATGTTTTGAGATAATGAATCGGGACTATTGCGCCCCGCTTGTTTATGGCACAGAAGCGGACAGCGTGTCAAATTGTCATGTTTTAAAGCCTAACCCCTTGTGGTATATAGTAAAAGAAGGATTAAAGGGGGCTTGTCATGGCTGGACGGAAGCAAAATAAACTAAGCGCGGAAGAAAAAGCACTGGCGCGGGATGAACGGAACAAAGCACAAGCGGAAGAAGAGTCCAAAGTCTGGGGGGAAATAAGGAAAAAAGCCGCTGACAATGTGGAAGTATACAAAGCAAAGCGCGGAAGACCCACAGTCATGACAGAAGAAGTCCAGACAGAGATTCTGGACAGGTTAACAGCGGGACAGTCTCTGTCCGCTATCTGTGCACTGGACCACATGCCTAACCCCAGCGTGCTATATTATTTTATGGAAAGATCCCCTTCTTTTGCGGAAAAATACGCTCGCGCATGTGGGGGGCTTGCGACAATGCTGTTCATGGACGCGCTTGCCATAGCTGACAACGACTCGCGGGACATTATCACGGACCCACAGACTGGGGAAATAATGCTGAACAACACAGCGGTCCAGCGTGACAGACTAAGGATAGACACACGCTTCCGCATGGCAAGCAAGCTGTCAGGGAAATACGCTGACAAGCCTATTCTGGGGGACAATGCGACTGTGACAGTTAACACACTGTCTGTTAATGCGCGTGACATGGACCCAGACAGTCGGGACAAGCTAAGGGCTTTGCTATTGCAAGCGCGTGACAATGCCACAGACGTTTGACATGACAATCTTTGTCATGGCCCTAGATGCCACAAAAACGGCCCGCCAAGCCCCGCAATGACATGTCCGCACCCTTGATACCTAAAAAACAATGTTCTCCAAACGGACTCCTTTTGTTCCCGCTTTGTTCTTTTGGTAACATGTTAGTCTGCAATGGGTGACGTGCCATGGCGTGCCATACTTGAACCCCCTTGCAAGTGAAGCCTGTCCCATGCAATGAGACCGTGGCACATGGTACGCCAGCGTCCCGTGATATGGGATTGTGGTATACCATGACAAATTACGCGCTTTGCATAATTTGTTTTTCCCGCGTTTCGGGATTCGTTTAAGGTACCCTTTCCGTGCCATCCCCCATGCCACGCTAATAGAAGGCCGGGGCGGGTTCGGGTCCCTAATGCCCTCTTTCAAAATCTGCACAATTTTCAATTTTTGTTCAGAATCTAAACATGGGTCCCCTTTCCCTAGGCTGGTGTGTATATGGGGTTTGACTGGTGTGTATTGTCTATGGGCTGGTGTGTATTCCTGTATATGTAGGGTGTTTCATGTGAAACATTTGCCATGCTCCTGACAGCCGTGCCAGTGGTATACCGGCAAAGTTTAAGATTGTTTTGAATTATCAAGCACTTAGCTCACGGGTCCCTTTTGCCCCATATATTCCCTTGGCTCGGTTGTTTTTAATTCCTGTTTTAGGTCCCATATACCCCGGAAAAATTTTTAAGTTTTTGTGAACTATACCCCCTTGCAAGTAGGATCAGTATGTGCTTATATGCGGCATCTGGTTACGAGTGGGAATTACCCGGTCGTCGTGATGCCAGAATATGGGGACCAATGCGTGAGGTTCCTGCATGACCCTGATACCGCTCACGTTTTGCGTGAGATGGTCGTGATGCAGGGCATCGCCCAGCACATTGACGATACTGGGCTGAACTAAATGATCTGGCTACTCGTTCATAACCCGAGTCGTTCCGACTAATGCCAGACAGAGGGTGCCAAAGACGTGCGGTCCTCACCAAAGATATGATCTGGATACTGGGAGTGGGTTAACAACCTTCCTCCAAGTCGTAATGCCAGACGTGGGGGGTCATAGCGTGAAATCCTCCACCAGCGTTGTTGTGATTTGGATACCTACCACCGTGTTGACCATGGATTGGGGTCGTAATGCCAGACATTTGGGCCAAAACGCGTGAAGCCCAACAATAATATCCCCCTTGCAAGTGGGGTTAATATATGTATAATGATTTTTGTAGCACTGGTAGAGGATTTCCCCTGCATCCGAGGTGGCAACGGGCAAGTGAGACAGTAAGGAAGTTGTCATGCTTTCTTGCTGATGGCACTACAAGGTATGGTTCCGGTTTTTGCCAGTGTCCCCAATAGGGGTGTTTCACATTGACGGTGAAACCATACAAGCCACTAATATTAACAATGGAGATAGCCAATGGTTGGCGCAACAGATTTAGAAAAAGCACAAATGCAAATCAAATGGTTAAAACGCGACTTACGGCAAATATGCGTCAAAGCGTGGTTTATAAGCCCAAAACTGAAGAAGGCGCAAGACAATGTGCCAGCTTATTTTATTGAAGAACATGGTTTGACAGAGAAAGCTATCACTGAGGCTTATTTTCTAGGCCGACAAGATGGGCGGTTAACTATGGCACAAGCTATTGTGAAACGGCTCGGTCCAGAGGAGGAAGATGATGGACATTGTTGAACGGTTGCGGCGTTGGTCGCCCGAAGAAAGCACTCATGAACTGCATGAAGATGCCGCTGACGAAATTGAACGGCTGCGGGAAGAAAATAAAATGATGCAATATTATTTGCCTGAGAACATTAACTTTGTAAGATGCAGTGAAGGTAAAGACCATTTCAGCTTTGAAATTGTTTATAAAGAGCTGGGAGAGGAAGAATGATAGATGGCACGGTTGTCGGGCACTTCTTTGTTGTTCTTTGGGTGTTTATTCTTGTGTCTGAAATAATGGGTTGGGGTAAAGAAAAATGAAAGCAATTCTTGGCGCGGATGAATGGTATCCAATGGCAGAATTAACGCCAGAAACGGATGAATGGTATACAAGGAAACTGAAAATTCAAGGATTACAAGTCATTGAAATTACTGAAGCAGAATATGAAACGTATACGGCTGCATGTAAATTGGTGGAAGAAATGAGCTCAATGTTTTTTAGCAGGGAAACGCCTGAAGTTTAAATGTTACATGTAACAACCGCGCCAAAAAGAAACCCCCGAAGTGCAATCCGGGGGTTTAAGTTTATCTTGAAAGGTAGTACCCGAATCAGAAGCTATTACGCTTCTTCTTCATCCTCATCTTCCTCATAATCTTCATCCTCGTCAACTTCTTCTTCACAGTCGTCTTCGTCAGCGTCAATGAAGTCTGTGGACAGGAGAAGCTCGTCAACGGCGCGGTCAACGTAGTAGAGACGCGCATAAACATCATATTCCATAAAGTCGGCATCATAAGATACGGTAACAAATTCATCACCTGTTTCCTCATCATAATGAAGCAAAAGCGTACCAATAACTGTGGTGGACATAACAGACTCCTGTCAAAGGGGGTGGACAGGAATGTTTTACCTACAGAGTATGACTTTTAAAAGACATACTCCCCCCTAAATGTGGGTCTGCCCCGCACCATTTCTGCCAATTCCGGTGGCATGAGAAAACCATCCTCGTCAAATGACAAAACCACAAACCCGGGGCAAACACGGGTCGGTGCGCCCTCGGTATACTCAAAAGCTGGAGAAAGCGGGTCACCTAGCATTCCGGTCTCAACGCCGTAATGGGAGCCGTTACGGTTGCGGACTGCGGTAATCTGAAGCTGGTGGGTGTGGTTGGTCACAATGCTGACACCTGAATGCAAAGCGTTGTTCCAGCCAGTGTGAATGCCGCCCCTAAACCGGTGACGTATCTCCACATTGTTAATGACGGTAGCCCAACAAAATTTCCAATTTGGGAAACGGTCTTTAATGGAGCCGGTGTATTCTTCCAACTCGGATGCGTTGTTGGCAAGGTAATTGTCAAAGCGTATATCATGGTTGCCCATTGTCCAAATCTGTTCTGGCGCGTTGGGTAACATCTTGAGGCACTTGTGTGCCATCTCAAGTTCTTCTGACACACTAGGAGCTTTGGCACCAAAGAATTTGCCATGGCGTGACACACGCGCTCCATCCAGTATGTCACCGTTTAACACTATGGCATCTGGTTTAAGTTTTTTGGCAATCTTGCAAAAGGCTTTCCACATAATAGGTGGTTCGCCGGGCCAAAAGTGCGCGTCACCACCAATGATAACAGTCCTGATTGGTGTTTCTGGGTTGTAAAATTGCGGCACAGTCCAAGTGGCTGGCGCGTCCATATAAATTATTCTGTTATTGCCGTGGTGTTTAGGAACTTCTTTTAAGTCAATAAGAAGCCCGGGGTATCTTATCTTTGCCGCCTTCATCTGCGTTTGGGCTGTTGTTCGGGGTATATTTAAGTGCCTTGCTGTTGCTGATACGTTTTTGCATGAATTGAATACTTTAATAAAATTAAGCAGGTATTCATCAGAGTGTTTCATTTTCACTAGGCTCCGTTGCGTCACTGTGGATAAATAAATATTTTTATTATCCCACTTGCAAGGTGGTTATACACTGTGTTATAAACAAGTCAAGGGCCGCTCTGTCCCCCGACCACTGGGTTGCACTCCAGTGCCTAGCTTGGTTAACCAGTGCTAGGTTTGGATTCCGTGGCGAGTAGAAATCGGGTAATGGCAAATTTTTATAAAGGTAAAATGACATGAGTGAATATAAACCATATGACGGCTTTGAATGGATGCAGGCAACAGAAACAGAATTGTTGCTTAATAAAAACTATAAACTGTTAAGGCGCAACGGTGAACTTGCCAAAGACCTTGGGCAAAATAAAGCATCATTAAAACGTGCAACAGAAATGATTGAGCGTTTGTGTAATGCTTTGGCTGATTGTGACCGCCCTGACGACAGTCTTGTCAAGGAAGCGCGGATTTATTTGAGCATATTAACCTATGGCACGGATGAACTATACAAGGTGCAAGATTACAAGGACGGCAATACCGTGCCAGATAATTTTTATAAAGAAATGAAAAAAGCAGAAGAAGATGAAATTGCAGAGTACCGGGCTACAAAATCTCGTGTAGTAAAAGAAAAAGCAAAAAAGAGAAAAAAGAAATGAACTGGCAACCAATTGAAACCGCGCCAAAAGATAAATTGGTTTTAATTTCTTATTACTGGAAAGAAGGCCAATATTTTTATGAAGAAAATGAAGAGTGGTCCATTACTCTCGGAATTTATAATGGCGGAAGATATTTAGACGTGGCGCATTTAGACTTGCAAGAAATGGACGCTGTTTGGCAGCCGTTACCGGAGCCAATGAAAGGAAAAATAAAATGATTAACAAACGTCAACTTTTGCTTGGAGCGGGGTCAGTACTGGCTGCGTCAACTCTGCCTGCCATAGCCCATAAGAATGCGGATGGAGTGGCACTGAAAACCATAGAGCATCCAAAGCCATTCTTTGAGGTGTTATATGCTCCACTGGATAAATCATCCCCCCTACGCGACACGCCTTGTGCTGTATACCGCGAAATGAATAACAATGGCGGCCATGTAGAAATGGCATTTCTCGGTCGGTTTAATTATTGGTTTAATAAGGACGGAACCAATTTTGTGGACTTCAAGTTGATTGTGCAGGAAAAAGTTTCGGTGGCGGCATGGCGGCCAGATGATGTCACAAGGGAACAGAAAGAAAATTTGCTTAAATATTACAAAGAAAACGGTGTGACTGTCGCGGAAATGCCAGAAGATATGTTAAAAAAACATTTGAGCAAGTTGGAGCAATATGGCCCAATGAATGCCAAAGACATTAAATACTGGGATAACTGGCTACAACATAACACAGAGTATCAAAGGTTGATGATGGCATGACACATCCACTCGGTATTCCACTTATAACGCTTGCATATCATGCGAGGCGGCAAGAAGCCAGACTAACGCTAGAGAAATGGGATGAGATCCGTAAGCGTGAGGCGCGTGAAATGGAGTATTTAAAAACAACACGCCCGGCATTTAATCATGGGCTTTACGGCAAAGATTACGGACATAGGAACAAAAAATGAATGTATTAAATATAGAAGAACATGAAAATGGCGGCGCAACAATTGAATTTGAATGCAGCCAAGAAGAATTAGTGCATCTGGCGCGTCAAGGTCTTAAATACCTAATTGCTGACAAATGTGGTATGTTAAACAATTACAGCAAAATGAGAGACGCACTGCGGATGTATGCCGACTCCGGCTACAACACCGCTAAAAAAGTATTGGAAGAATGCAATGAGATTTAATTATGAAGAATACTGCCTAGCTTGGCTGGCAATGATTATTGGCACGGCTTTTGTATGGCCCGTGTTGGGGTTTTTGTGGCACATCATGTTGCACGGTGCGCCGAAATTAAAAGAGGAGTATAAATATGATTGGAATGGTTAAGAAGCGCATAAATGATTTGGAAATTGAAAAGGCAGAGTTGGAGCGTCAAATTGACACGCGCCCTACCCTGCGGGATCAGTTTGCCATGGCGGCGTTGACAGGTTTATTGCCAAAATTAAAAGATGTTACAGCCACGCAAATGGCTGCAATAGCATACCACCAAGCAGACCGTATGATGGAAGCTCGGAAACAAAAAGGTGACTGATGTGTGTAAGGCCAAGTAAAGCTACGGCGGAACGTAAGAAAAACTTAGAATTGCGGTTATTGCTTCTGGATTCCATTCAAAAAGCGGTCAGCCGCAAACTTACGGACAAAGAATTGGACGCTCTTGTAGAGGGCGTTGAAAGGGAACTTGCTAAGATGCGTAAAAAGGAGCAGGCGGATGTCACGCCCTGAAGATGTTAAAGATTGGGCCTTTGTAGTTGCTTTCTACATTTGGCTCATGGCTGTGTTTTATGTGATTTTCTTTTCATGAATGAAGAACAGTTGCATTATCTCGGCAATTATGGGCAGTGCAAACTTGCTAAATGCCTGTGTATTGACCATGATACTCCACGCTATGGCGGCGCTTGGGGCGGTTTAGCTTGCCCCGACTGGCAACCCATTGGCGCGGTTTCTATGGAACAAATGGTTGAATATGCTAAGAAAAACTATAAGAAAGCACAAAACACCAATGCGGCGTAAAAACAAAACAATCCCCACGAAAGCACACCCCTTGGTCCAGCAAATCTTTATGATGATGAATGAACAAGGGAGAACATACCAAGAACTTGCCGACAAGGCTGGGGTGAAGCCCCGCGTTTTGGAAAGGTGGCGCTTGAATGTTATGCCACAATTGCATACATTGGAGCTTGTCCTTGGCGCGTTGGGGGCAAATTTAGTAATATTTAAAGATCACGGCAAAAAAGATGAGCGGAATACTTGACCTAGACGGTCACTCTTATGACATTGACCAAAACCTACGGGAGCTGGACAGGGCAGACTGTGAGGACAGCCTTTACACTTTTCTTAAAAACGCATGGCGCTATATAGACTCAAGCGCATTTACAGACGGTTGGCCTATTGAGGCCGTGGCAGAACATCTCCAAGCCGTGGCAGACGGTGACATCCGCAAGCTCATTATTAACATTCCGCCCCGCTGTTCCAAATCATCTTTGACATCCGTGGCATTTCCAGCATGGGTTTGGGCTCAACCTTGGTCCGGCCCAACATCTGGCCCGGGTGTTCAGTTTCTTCACGCCTCATACGCCCAACAGCTTTCACTGCGTGATTCGGTTAAGTGCCGCCGTCTTATTGAGTCCCCTTGGTATCAGTCATTATGGGGAGAAAGGTTTAAGTTAACCGGTGACCAAAATACAAAAACCCGCTTTGACAATGATAAAAATGGGTCCCGCCTGTCAACCTCGGTGGGATCAGCTCTCACCGGTGAAGGGGGCAGCATCATTGTGGTTGACGATCCGAATGCTGCACAGGAAGCCTTTTCGGAAGCCACTATTACGGCAACCATTGAATGGTGGGACTCTGCCCTTTCAACCCGTCTTAATGACCCAAAAACTGGTGCATTCATTGTCATCCAGCAAAGATTGTCTGAAGAAGACCTTACGGGCCATATCATGTCTACGGATGAAGGCGAGTGGACGCATCTCTGCCTCCCAATGCGCTACGAATGGCAAAGGCATAGTTATTCCCGCTTTGGCGGTGTTGAATGGAATGACCCTCGTGGTTTGGATGATGAAGGGGAGCCGTTAGTGCTTGTTGGCCCAAGCGGCGACCGCATGGCGCGGGACTTTGAAGCTCAACAAATATTAGAACAAAGAGAAAACAGCCTGCTTTGGCCGGAACGGTTTGGGGAAGAGGAAATAGTAATCTTGGAAAAACGTCTTGGCCCGTGGGGCGCAGCCGGGCAATTGCAGCAGCGGCCCGAACCAAAAGGCGGCGGTATCATTAAGCGCGAGTGGTGGTTGCCTTGGGAAGAGCAGAATTACCCCAATATGGACTATATTGTGGCCTGTTTGGACACTGCGTACACCACAAAAACAGAAAATGACCCCTCAGCTATGACCGTTTGGGGTGTTTTTACCTCGGACACGCTGTCAACCGCGCCAACAATGGCTGCGGGGCGGCACCAAGGCCGTGTGGAAATGTATCGTCAGCACAATGAAACCAACCCACGCGCCATACTGATGAACGCTTGGCAGGGCAGATATGAACTACATGACCTTGTGGCAAAGGTGGAAGACACTTGCCGGACTATGAAAGTGGATGTGGTCCTGATTGAAAACAAAGCGGCGGGTTATTCCGTGGCGCAGGAAATGAAACGCTTGTTTGGCAACTCAAAGTTTGGCATCCAGATGTTTGACCCCAAGTCTATGGACAAACTGGCGCGGCTTTATTCCGTCCAGCATTTGTTTGCCGAGGGTTTGGTTTATGCCCCTATCCGACAGTGGGCAGAAATGGTAATAACGCAAGTTGGTCAGTTCCCTAAAGGGAAACATGACGACTTGGTGGATACTGTCAGCATGGCAATGCGCCATCTCCGTGACACGGGCGTGTTGATTCGGGGGTCTGAATGGTCTGCTGAAATGGAAGCTAATTTGGCGTTTAAAGGCAAAGGTGCCTTTGAACCGCTATATCCGGGGTAAAAGAGGGCGTTATGACACCAGTTCTTGCTTCAGCTATTGTGGATGTCATTCATCCCGCAACGCCCCTTGCTTTAGGGCTGTTTAAAGTCACCGTTTGGGGCAAAGAACCTTATAATTTCACCAGAGTCTATGAAATTTCTGCCAAATCTGATAATATGGCAGCGCAGCAGGGCATTCGGCGCTTTGAAACCGAGGCTTCACTCCTTTTTGGACAGGTGAACTAATATGGCAATGACACCGGATTTAACACCCAACCTGCGGATGAACCCATTTGAGCTTGGCGAACCAGAGTCTCAGGCAGAAGATGTCATTGTTGAGGTTATTGAAAACGGCGAAACGCCAACTTTTGATTCGGATGGCAACGTCATTGAGATTAAACATGGGGATGGCTCGGTAACCATTTCCTTGGACGGCAAGCCCATTAAAGAGAACCGGAAAAAGCGTGACACCGAATCATGGTTCCGCAATTTAGCTGAAGAAATTGACGAAAATGACCTCCGTTCTATTGCAAGTGATCTTATTCGGGGCATTGAAGAAGACCTTGAGAGCCGGAAAGACTGGGTGGAAAGCCGGTCACAGGGTGTTAAGCTGCTGGGGCTCAAAATTGAGATACCGAATGTGGCTGGCGCGTCTGATGGTGCTCCGGTGGAGGGAATGAGTAAAGTCCGGCATCCATTGCTTTTGGAAGCTGTGCTTCGGTTCCAAGCTAACGCCCGTGCAGAAATGCTGCCAACGGACGGACCTGTCAAAATCCGTAATGATAACAACAACGCAAGCCTGCAAGAAGACCAAACGGCCAATGCGTTTCAGCGTGACATGAACCATTACCTGACTGTCACAGCTTCGGAGTATTATCCTGACACTGACCGTATGCTGCTGATGCTCGGGTTTGGTGGCACGGCGTTTAAAAAGGTGTATTTCTGCCCATTGCGTGGCAGGCCGGTCTCAGAAAGCGTGGATGCAGATGATCTTATTGTCAATAATAATGCCACTGATCTCCAAAATGCTAAACGCATTACACACCGCACGTTTATGCGTCCAAGCACAGTTAAGCGCTTGCAAATCTTGGGTGTTTACAAAGATATACCTCTTTCAACCCCCAAAGCTCGTGACCTTGACAGTTACAAGCGGGAAAAGAACGCTCAACAAGGCATTTCTGACGCTGATACCCGCCCTGAAGACCGCGACCGCGAAATTTACGAGTGCTATTGCGAGCTGGACATCCCGGGCTTTGAGCATTCTTGGAAGGGTAAAGACACTGGATTGGAAATTCCTTACCGCGTCACAATTGACGTATCTTCCAAAGAAGTGCTTTCAATTGTCCGCAACTATGATGAAGACACTGCTCAACTTCCTGAAGCGCGGCAAAACTTCGTAAAATACACTTTTGTCCCCGGCATGGGCTTCTATGACATTGGTTTGCTTCACATTTTGGGCAATACGACCAATGCCATCACGGCTGCATGGCGCGAGCTGCTGGACGCTGGGATGTATAACAACTTCCCCGGTTTCCTTATGGCGGACACTGGCGCACGGCAAAATACCAACATCTTCCGCGTTCCTCCCGGTGGTGGCGCATTGGTGAAGACGGGTGGTATGCCCATTACGCAGGCTATTATGCCATTGCCATATAAGGAACCCTCTGGCGCGTTGATGAACCTTGTCAACAACATGGCTGAAACAGGGATGCGCGTAGGCGGGACATCTGAAGCGGCTGTGACAGAGGGCAAGCAAGACGCGCCAGTAGGCACAACTCTTGCTATGATTGAGCAAGCGCAGAAGGTTCTTAACTCGGTCCATAAGCGGATGCACCAAGCACAATCACAGGAATTTACCCTTCTGGTGCGGTGCTTCCAAGAAAATCCAGAGAGCTTCTGGCAGAAAAACCGCCGTCCCTCTATGCCGTGGGATGAGCAGACATTTTTGCAGGCTCTCAATGACATTGAGCTGACCCCGCAGGCTGACCCCAACACGGCAAGTCAGACCCAGCGCCTTATGAAGGTGGCGGCTTTGAAGCAGTTGTCGGCTGCAAGCCCTGCTCTTTATGACCCGATTGCTGTTGATACTGCTGCTTTGCAAGCCCTCGGCTGGACAAACCCGAGCCAGTTCTTGGCTCCGCAGACCGGTGCGCCTCCGCCCGAGCTTATTCAGGCACAAGCTAAAATGCAGAATGAAGCCATGTCTGCACAGTCTCGCATGTTGGATTCTCAGACACGCGCCAAACAGGGTGAGGCAGATGCCGCGCTTGCTATGGCTCGTGCTAAAGAGGTGTTGTCAAAAGCTGGCGGTGACGGTCAAAATGGTCAGCCAAGCATTCAAGACCAGATTAAGATGCAGGAAATGCAGTTGCAGCGTGAAGACATGCAGCAAAAGCAGCAGGACTCAATCTTGGATGCCATTAACCGCAAGCGTGACCGCGAGAGCCGCGAGCGTCTTGCTGCCATGAAGTTTGCTGAGGATGCCATGCAGAACCCGCAAGGTTTGGCCGTGGCACAGCATCTTGTGCCACAAGAAATGCTTAACCGGCTGGAAAATCAGGAAGAACCTTTGCACCAAAACCCGTTGCAAGAGATTAAATGACACTATCCGTTGCCACAAACTTATGGTAATGTCACAAAGACTTAGCCAAGCAAGTCGGTATGTTTGGCACGGTGGACGCACCGTTTAACTCCATGGAGCTACCATGAACGACATGGCAAAATCTGCCCGTGCGGCTATGAAGGCTAAGGCCAAAAAGCTGACAACGGACCCCCACGAGAAAGTTGACTCCTCAACTTGGACTCCGCCCGAGCCTTTGGAAACTGAAGTCAAGACGGGCCTTCGTCCTATCTCCCGCCGCCAGTTTAAAGCAGGTGGTAAAGTTGCGGGGAACAAAGCAAGAACCCATGCAGGCCATAAACCGCGCAAATCTGGCGGGAAAGCAATTTCCGCAAACAGCCTCATTAACCGTGACGTTAGGGAAGCCAACGAGCTGCGCGAAGGCGTTAAGCATGTTGGCGGCTTTAAGCGCGGTGGCAAAATTAAACGCGAGCACCATGCTGACGGCAATCCTGCTGGCAAAGATAATCTTGGCCGGGGTTGGTTCCAACAAGGTATTGACCGCTTGCGTGATGCTGTCGGGCTTGATTCACCTGATTACGCGCCAAAAACAACTGGCAGAAGCTCTTACAATGAGCCATCCGCTGAAGACCGTGCTGCATTAGCCAAGATGTCAAAAGACGCATCTGAGGGCAAAAAGCGTGGTGGCCGCGCCAAAAAGTTCCTTGGTGGGCCGATGATGCAGCCCGGCAACATGATGTCGTCTGCACCCTCCATGAACGTGGCAAATACGCAGGGTATGCCTGCAATGCCGGGCCAAGACCCGCGTCAGAACATTGTTGACAAAAACCGCCTTAACTTTGGCATGGGGACGCAAGGCAACCCATACAAAAAGGGCGGCAAGGTAGCTCACCCTGATGAGGCTGCTGACCGTCAGCTTATCCGCAAGATGGTAAAGCCTTCTGCCCGCACGGGGAAAAAGGAAGGTGGCGGTAAGTTCAGCGCAGAAGCTATGGAGCTTATGGACCGCGCTGCTCCTGCATTGAAAGCTCGCGCTGCTGAAGACAAATTGCGCCAAGCACGCCTTGACAATTTAGCTGACACTTCAGAGTCTTATGGCGCAAAATACACCGAGCCACATGAGTATCCGCAAATGACATATCCCGGTGCTGGCCTTAAAAAGGGCGGTCGCGCGGAACATTGTTGGGGTGGCGAAGCCAAGCCTAAAAAACGCAAAGAAGGCGGCGGTGTATTCTCTGGCCCTAGCTATCCCGGTAAAGTTCCCGGCGTTGTTCCCGGTGGGCGCATGGCACGGAAGTCCGGTGGCAAAGCTATGACAGTTAATGTCATTGTGGCAGGAAAAGAAAAACCTGCTAGCATAATGCCACAAGGTGGAATGATGCCGCAAGGTGGCCCTCCTCCGGGTGGTCGCCCTCCAGTCTCGGTTCCTCCTCCGCAACCTTTAGGCCCTGCGGCTGGCGCACCTATGATGCCACAAATGCCACCACAACCAATGCCACAACAGCCCCCTATGGGCCGTAAGCATGGTGGCCGGGCATTCCATTCCTACAAGGATATGACTGCTGGCTCGGCTTCTGGTGAAGGCCGTCTGGAGAAATCTGACATCGCCGCTTACAAAAAGCGCAAGTAATACGCAACCACTCCTCACCGGGTTGTGTATGGGACGGGAGCAAGCCCCCCTTGGCTTCCGTCCCTCTAATCTCAAGGGGGAATGCCGGGGGGCAAAATATGTTAACTTACAATACGTTATTGGCTAATGAAGCAACCAAGATGATAGAAGAAGAAATTGAGCGGATTAAAGAAAATTTAACGACAGCTCACCACACAGAAAGTTTTAATTTCAACACCTACAACAAGTGGGTGGGGAAGGTAGAAGGCTTGCGCTCGGCAATACAGCTTATTGCGGAAGCCGAATCACTCGTGAATGGCAGAACTTAGGGGGTTTAAATGCCGTATATGGTAATGAGTCATGACACCAATCCAGCCGAGGAAATCTTGAATGAGATTGGGGACATTTCACAAGTAGAAGTGTTTAATAATCAATTGCTTGTGGCGGTTTATCTCCGCCCCGAGAAGACTAAATCTGGTATTTTCCTGACAGAAAAGCACCGTGATGAAGATCGGTTCCAAGGCAAAGTTGGCTTGGTGCTGAAAAAAGGCATGTCCGCTTTTGAGGATCATGCTGGTGAATGGTTTAAAGGCGTAAAAATTGACATAAATGACTGGGTTGTCATGCGTCCTACTGATGGTTGGAGCATCACAGTCAACGGCGTTCTTTGCCGCATGATTGAGGATGTCAACATTAAGGGCCGCGTAGATCATCCAGACCGCGTTTGGTAAGGAGTAAAATATGCCAAGAAAAAAGCAAACTGAAAAAGAGCTAGAACCTCAAGTTGAGATTGTCAGTGATGAAGTTACTGCGGAAGAGCCTGAAATTGAGGTTGTTGCCGTAGAAGAAATCAAAGATGACACCGGTGTAGCGCCGGAAGAAGGCATTGAGGAGCTTCGGAAAAAGCTGGAAGAAGAGCGTCTGGCGCGTCAAGAGGCCGAAAAACGGGCTCGTGAGGCACAAACGGCTGCAACAAAGGCTGCAAATGAGACCGGCGAACACCGAATCAGTCTTGTTAGCAGCGCTTTGGACAACTTAAAGCGTGAACAAGACTACCTAAAAGCTAATATTAAAGAGCTTATGGTTGTCGGTGACTATGACCGCGCTGTTGAGATGCAGGAAGCCTTCCAGCTTAACATTAACAAGATGGTTCAGCTCCAAAATGGGCTGGACGAGCTGAAGCGGGAGCCTGTTAAACAGGTTGAACAGCCGCAACATGATGGTCCTACGGTGGATGACCTTATCCAGCGTGTCACACCACGTTCTGCACAGTGGTTGGAGCGCAATAGGTCACACATTCAGGACTCTCGGACCATCCGAATCATGGCACGAGCGCATGAAGACGCAATTGACCACGGGATTATCCCCGAATCAGATGCGTATTTTGGGTTTTTGGAGAACCGTTTGGGTCTAAACAAGGCTCAACCGCGCCAAGAACCGCGTTATGAAGAGCAGGAACCCGTTATGTCAGCGGCTTCTGCCCCGACTCAACGCCGTTCGGCTCCTGCTGCTGCGCCAGTGTCACGTTCTGGCTCGGTTGGGTCGTCAAATTCACGCACCATCCGGCTTACAGCAGAACAAGTAGAGGCTGCAAAGATTAGCGGCCTCACTCCCAAGGAGTATTACGACATTCTTCAAGATGAGCGTAATCGGAATTAAAGGAACATAACATGAACACCGAATCAAGAGCGCCACGGCGCACAAAACAGGTCCGCAAACCTTCATTGCTGTCTAAGTCATTGGAAGAAATGACAAAAGACGTTAATGAGATTGTAGAATCAGTCGCCGCCAAGGTGGACGATGTGCTTCCAACTGTGGATCGTCCTTCTATGCGACCACCACTACGGGAAGAAGACCCCCGCATTGCGGCTGAACGCCGTGCAGCGGAAATTCTGAACAACATTGGTGACGTAGACCAAGGCGTTGATGAATTTTTGGCACCTCGTCCGCCGGATGGATGGTCATATGAATGGAAGCGCAAAGAAGTTATGGGTCAGGAACAATCTTCTTATCTGACGCAGCTTCAATATACTGGCTGGGAGCCTGTTCCATCATCTCGTCATCCAGAAACTATGCCTTTAGGGACTAAAAACGCTATTATTGAGCGTAAAGGCATGATCCTTATGCAGCGTCCACTTAGTATTACTGAGAAGATGCAGCAGTTGGATAAGAAACGTGCGCGGGATCAGGTTGTTGCCAAACAGCAGCAGCTCAACGAGGCTCCTCAGGGTCACTTTGAGCGCAACCATCCGCAAGCTCAGGCTCGTGTCAAAAACAGCTACGAGTCTGTTCCTGTGCCACGGGACTAATGTCAAAAAGGGGGCTACGGCCCCCTTTACTTCATGTCATGACATATGTTATGACAAACAGCATGACTTAATAAGTCAACCTTCCCCCGGCGTGGAAGGACCGCCTATTTCCGGTCTTTGAGTCTCCCCGGTGCGAGATGATGGACTTTCCTGTAAAAAGGAGGAACCATCATGGCTAACGTATCAGCGCCATTCGGTTTCCGTCAATATCAGGGTACTGGTTCCGCTCCGACCTATGAACAGGTTGCGGCCCTCGTTGCTTACAACGCCAGTGCTATTTACTATG